CTTTTGGGGCGGGGGCTCTTAGCTGTGGGCGAAATGGGATAGTACGGGGGGTACGACCCAAATGTCCGTTTCGGGGCGTTCAGGGTGGATCGTCCCTTACGACCCTTTCGCGCGGCTATGCACGCGAATGAATGGACATATCGGACATATGGTATAAGCGTGGACATATCGGACTGTATATATTCATCGGACTGAGAGTGTGGCGAACCGGATTTCTTTTGCACCATTTGTCCCAGCGTGAGCCACGGCGTCCCTTATGTCCGATATGCGCAGTGATAGCCTGGCCGGAGGCCAGGGAACGGACGAAACGGACAATCCCCTCATAGCGGCCTAGAGTGACCGGAAACGGACATTCGTAGCCTTTTGACAAAATCGGACGATCCGGGCGTTTGGGATGAACCGACATAGATGGTACAGATCGCATGAAAAGTGCGCATCGGCTCCGTTCGCCCATATCGGGCATCCTGGGCATTTCGCCCAAAAAGGAGCAAAAGTGTCAAACGAACGCATTTCGGAGATCGTGACCGATTTCAGTGAAAAGGTCGCAAACTTCGCAGTTCAGGCAGAAGCGGCCAAAGCGACCCAAAAGGTCGTAAAGGCGCTTACGGCACTATCCGATGCAATCGGGTCCGAAACGGTCGAAGCCGGTCAAGTCACCCTAAATGGGGACGAACTGGCCGAAGCGGCCGAAGTGCTCAAAGAGCGCGAACTGGACTTCACGGACATTCGGAACGAACTGGTCAAGTCGGCCAAAACGGTCCAAGTGTTCAAAGAGTCCGAAGTGCTCGAAGAGGACGACTCGGACATTGCCGACAAAGCACTCGTTTTGTGGGAAACGGTCAAGCCGAGCGCGGTGGTGCGTTTCGCCCAAAAGGGTGAATCCGTGCAAAACCGGCAAAGCAACCCGGACTTCGCATTTCCGATTTACGCAAAGTGTGAACTTTGCGGGGAAACGGTCCGGACGGGCGAAAGGTCCGGAGTGACCGATTGGAACAGTTTGCGGCACTACGCGCAGCGCCACGGGCAGAATGTCCACGTTGCGCCAGAGTTCCGTTCTGACTCAAATGTCCAAAACGCGTGGTTGGCGGCGAAAGCGGCCTTCGAGTCCGGAATGACCGAAGTGTCCGTGTCCGGAAACGACCAAATCCCCGGATTCGACCTGATTGCGCAGAGCGCGTAGTTAGTCCGTTTTCGGCAGTACGTCCTGTAATGGCCGATGCGCACCTTTCATGTTATTTGTCCCGGATGCGCGCGGACAAATCGCCCGTTTCGGTCAAAAGTGCCGAGAACGGGCGATTCCGTGCGTCTGCTCTCAGTTGGGGAGTCGCATCCGAGTATCGCAACAGTCCAAGGCCGCGAAAGGAGGTGAAACGATTGCAATGTGAGATGTGTTTCCAGAGGACCGCAGACGAATGGGTTCTCGTGGAAGAGGACTACGAAGTCGAGCTGTGTATCGAGTGCATCGCAGAGTTGACGCACGCGGGCATTTCCGCCGAGATAATGGAAACGGACTGACAATGAGCAACATTCCCCAGGACGACTGGAACGAGATTCGTCTCAATCCTGTAGTCCAACGAGCAGAGGAAGCGATCCGCGTGGCCGTGTTCTTTAGCGAGAACCCGGTTGAGTGGATTCTCTCGCAAGACGCGACTCTACTGACCGCGCGGCTCTCGGCTGCGCGCGTGCAAGCTCTCATCACGATTCGTAAAGCTAGACGGAAGGAGGTGGAATGAAACACGAATGTAAAACGAGTGACGGTGTTGTCATCGTTCTTGGATTACGAGTCCGAGACTACGATCACCGCATCGGCATGGTCGTTGAAGCTCCGCATGACTACGAGTTCAACGACGAAGTGTGCTGGCCTCGTCTCCACCACAACGGACATTGGTGGGGCGTCTGCACGGACAGCGAAGGCCACAAGCATGTTATTGGCGAGTGCCGCGCGACAGGCCACTTCGATGGCAGTCGTATGACGACTCGGTTTGGTCCCGTAGATTACGCGGGAATCTTGTCCGACTACGACGCAAACAAAGCGGCAATCGAACGCAATCAATCGTAATAGGTGCAAATCACGAAAGGTGCATTCACGAGATGCTACAACCTAGTCCAATCCTATGGTCCGTTTGGATCGCCAACTTTGAGTCTCCGTCCGTTCGGGACGGAGACTTCGTGCGTCTGAACATAAGTGCGCCTTGCCGGCGAAGTCTGGTGGCGGCTTTGAGAGACGCGGAAGCGATGGCAACTCATCCTTCCGTGCTGATGGTCGATCTCGTTCCGATCTGTGTGAACTAAAGGGGAAACGATGGAACTAACGGAAGGGATGCGGTACCGTGTTCGCTACAAGCTTGAGCGAGCTAGGTACGAAATGGTCGCTGACTTCATCGGTTGGGAACGGAACCTCCATATCAAGACGTTCTGGAGCCTCCGCCCGGCCGCTGGCACGACTACCCTCGACTTCTCGTGGATCGAGAGCGCGATTGAGGCTCCCGCTGTCGAGGTGTCGCTACCGAAGCGGGTGAGGGTCCGATGATGAAACGGTTCGTAGGCATCGGGATTGCGATTACCGCATTCAGTTGCTCGCCGACGACGAGTCCAAAGGGCCATCCGCCTGTCACGGAACGAGCCCCTGTTTCGACTACAACAGTCCAAGGCAGCGAATCCGTACCAGCCATCGCCGCGTGTACGAGCGCCGGCTATCGAATCGTGACTGATCCACAGACCGCACAACGGTTCGGTCAGTGTTATGTCGCGCCGACGAAGGGAGGGAGGTGAAACGTATATGGAAACGGTTCTTGGTGTCATTGTCACGATACTGTTTGTCGGTTTTGCACTCGTGGCTGTCCTGAGACTCGCTTTATACGCGTTCGGAGTCAAGGAGAAACCTGACAACGACACGAAACTATTCGACGACTGGAAGTGAAAGGGGTCAGCGGTGCAAGACGAGAAGATGTGGACTTCACGGCAGATCATTGATGCCGTGTTCAACTACAACGGAGGTTGCTCGCCCGGCAAGACGGACTTCCTCCGTACAATGGGCATTGAGATGGAACCGCGCCGAGAGACGACTGATCTAGACGGCATCTATGTCGTGAGATTCCCGGTCGATGTGCGGGTAGACGCGCTCCACAACTATTGGGGCAACAGTTCAACCGTTTCGCAGGCTGCGGCTCGGATCATTGGTGAGAATCGCCATCTCGCGGGTGCGAACTACGGCATGTTGCGCGTTGGGGAGGTGAAAGCGCGAAGGACTCCGAAGGCGAAGCTTGTCACGATGAGCCCGCCGCCGGGGCCGCCCTTCTAAGGCGAGTTCTCCATCCACCTAGCGCTCGCCTAGAGCGTTTGGCATCGGGGCGCGACCCAGGGGTCGTTATCTCGATGCCATTCGCTGTAGACGAAAGGAGGTGATATGGCACGAGTATGGATTGACACGGTTACAGGCACGTGGGGAGTCTGCGATGGCTCGCTTGTGATCGTCGAAGTCACGGAAGGTCAGATTGAAGCCCTCGGCGAAATGTCGGATAGCGACATTGCGGATGTGGGTCTAAAGGAAGGACGGCCCGTTTGACAGAGATACTCAACCTAACGGGCCATCCACTTGTATTGAAACGTCGGGCCGGTGCGGCAGAAGTCCGTATCAAGAGTCACGGCCGTGTACGAGTGGAAGCCAACTATATAGAAGACGAGATGATTGAGGTCGGGAACGGTATCCGTATCCCGATCTTACTTACGTCTAACGGAGATACTTTCTCGTTACCCGCACCCGAGGACGGGAGATTGATTGTCGTCTCGGGTTTGGTTGCGGGGAGAGTCCGTAGACGTGATGTGTTAGCACCAGCCCGGCTCGCGCGCGAAGGAGGCCAAGTCGAATTCGCCCGAGCCCTGATGAGATACGGAGAACGACATTGATTATTCCGATTGTCGTGTTGTGTGCATTCGGTCTGTTCGTCTTAATGGCGACAGCGTTAGGGAGGAGTAGGACGTAATGCCGAACAACTCTAAGGCGGAAGTGGAAGCCAAGCGGGAGAAGGTTCTTGCCTATCTCGCGGCCCACGGTCCGTCGAGGGCAGTTGACATTCAGAAGCGAACCAAGGCATCAACCGCAATGTTGGGAAACATGCGGAAGCAAGGGATGGTCGCTCTCGACTACACACCGAACGGCCGTGGTAGCGGTAAGGCCGGCGGTACGTGGAAATGGCGGCTGCCATCGAAGGACGACACAAACGGAAATGGGGCAATGCGTGAACCGTCCCTCCGTGAGAAACTCAGTCAGACGCAGAGGATCGCCTCCGCTTCCGAGACTCTGTTCGGAAAAGGCGGCCCGAAGGACTATTCCGTCTACCTCGCCTGGGTAGACTTGACGAAGGAGATGATGTAACACGTGCCAGCGATTGATAAGCGGATCGCAGCTCTGGACGAATCGTTCCGGAACTGCCGTCGGAACCGTCACTTCTATCGAGAGACGGGACCGTTCCAACACACGGAGGGAGGCACGCAGTACGTCGTGATCGTGAAGATTTGTCAGACCTGCGATCACGAAGTCCACGAATACTACAACCGACGAGGTGAGTTCTACTTCGCTCGTCCGTACTATCCGGACGGCTACCTCGTCAAGTATACGGACAAGGAGAAAGAAGAAGGCGTCAGACTAGGACCGCGAGCTATCGCATCCTACGAGATTCGGCAGGTGGCGAAGGAACGGTCGTCCCTGCCGCGTCTACGTGAGGGGGACGCCTCGCCGCGACAAGCTAGATGATCGGGTGGGGGCGAAGCACCACGTAAGAGAGGGTCAGGGTCAACTCGTGATGGTCCTGCCTCCGCCCCCACCTTTCAATACGTAACAGTCGATAACGAAAGGCCAGCTCGTGCCGAAAGAAAAGTGGCTCGCTTGGGGGGTATGCGTTAACCCGTCTTGTGGGCATTGTGGCGATATGGACTGGCGCGAAGACGACGAGAAGAAGCAATACGCCGTCTGTCCAGAGTGCGATCACGAGATCAGCGCAGAAGAGATGCCAGAATCACGAGAGGACCGGGAGAAACGGATGGGTTTCTAGTGGGAAAGAAATACGTGATCGGTGCGCACGGCGAGAAGGTTGCTGTCGTGCTCCCGATCCAGGGCGATTACACGCCAGAAGAGGCGATCGAAGCAGCCGCACAGTTGACCGTTATCGCGGCACTTGTGGGGTATGCGGGAGAGCCTGAACTGGCGGAGGAAGCGTTAATAGCCGCCATCGAGAGAATCTGGAGTTCGTAGAGTGGACAGAAATCTCGTAGCCGACGAAGTGTGGAGGGATCGCATCAAAGCGATCTGCGCGAGCATGGAGTATCGCGACTGGACGATTACCTATGATTGCGGAGTAATCATCCATCCGCCGGGTCGCCGAGTGCCAGACTCGTATGGACGACCTCACTTCATTCAGAACTTCTACGACTTACCTACCGTGAACTCGTCGATGAGTAACAACGAGATTGTGCGGAGGATTCTCGCCTATATCCTCGCCTTGGAGGAACACGAAGTCTTTGAACACGTGAGATACGACGGCCAGCCCGTCATCAATCCGCATAAAAGCCCCGCTATCGACCATTTCCGCCGCCGCGACTACTTCGTCCACCAGGTCGAACATTGGAAGTAAACGGCGGGGCGCGCAACTGGACGGAATGTCCTGGGTCGGGTCAGGAGGCGCGATGGATCGCCCACCCGGTCGCGAGCGAAATCGAGATTCCCATTTGTGCCGTTTGCGGTAAGAATGGGATCAAGACGACAAGCGCCGGGAACGTCCCACGACACGTCGATATCAAGGCACGACAGGCCCGTGATTACGCCGCCGAGTTCGAGCGGCGTAAGGAACGGAAAGAGTCAGGAGAGGATATTCGCCTATGAAAGAGGAACGGAGAGGCGGAGCTAGGGATTATCCCGTCTGTCCAGGGTCGAAGCTGCCGCCGAGCGATATGCGCGGCCGGTGCCAAGTTTGCGGAAAGTTGTTACGAGTCACGGAAGGAGGGAAAGTTCCGCGACATAAGCCGCTATCCGAAGTCGTTCAGAAGTGGAGAGAAGATGAACGAGAATAACATGGCGTTCTACAAGGACCAGATGACGAAAAGGCCACGGATCGTGATGAAGACGAGCGAGCTACTCCGTAAAGCTAAGGCTGCTCTCTTGGAGATGGGCTGGACGAAGAACACAGCCAGGGACGAGTGGGGCCGTCATTGCGCGGTCGGAGCCGTTCTCCTGTTCGACGCCGAAACCAAGACGCAAGCCGAGGCGAGAGACTTCCTTTGCACCGCGTGTCCTGGGGTCGAGGACGATATTGTCCGATTCAACGACAGAAGGACGACAACATTCAACGACATCATGGACGTGTTTGATCGTGCCGAGAAGCTCGCGTTGATCGACGAAGAGGGAGTGTAGTGTCCGTAGTCGCAAGAATCACAATGACCGTCAACGTCACGGATACGATGATCGAGGATTTCGGCATCGAAACGGACGTCGGCGAAGAAGTGGACGAAGACACCCTGCACGACGCGATCATGGAGGACTTCGTTGGCGACCCCATCGAGTTCATCCATCGCTGCGGCGATAGCGTTGAGCCCGTCACCGTGGATATCATCGCATGAAGAGAACGGGTCAACTTGCAAACGACCAAGTCCTGAATCAGATTCGTGATATTCATACGAAGATCACGACGCTGAATAACGACCCGTCCTTCATCGTGTGGGTGAAGGATTACCCGGACGTCGTGGAGTCGCTACGGCAAGCACAGCAGTTGTTCTACGAGCTGCGTGCGGGTCGTGTCCTAGACCATGCCGCGAGAAAGGAAGCGGCTGAAAGGCAAGAATGAACTGGTTCGCGTATATTGGACTATTCGTCATTGGCGCCGTCATGCAGGTGATTGCGTGGCGTCGCCATGACGGACAACTCGGCCACAAGGCCGTGTTTCTGATCGTTATTGCAAGCGTGCTCGCAATCACACACCCGTTCTAGATCGCCTACGGGCCAACGATGTAAGGGAGGACAACATAGGAGGAAGTAATGCGAAAATGGTTATTGATAGGCGTGGTCGTTATCGTTGGATTCGCTACTATGGCCGCTAAGTGCGCGCCGGTAGACGTTTGGGGAGCGTCGATACAATCAGTTCTATCGCTCTCAAAGCATAGCGACGTCAATGCGACCAGCATCATTACTCCAAGTATTGGAGGCCCGAGCACGAGGGAGTTATGTCAGTCGTATCCGACGCAAGTGCCGAATCGTACTGACTACTGCCGAGTCTTTCACGGGATCGAAGATATTGATTCTCGTGACTGGCTCGTTACAATCACGTTGAACGGAGGAACGCCGAAACTCCCTGGTCCCGTGTCCTCATACGACCCTAACTACGGCTGGACAATCACAACGAGCGAAGGTACGACATTTGAGAACTGCCAGAACGCGAATGTATCGAGTCCCAATCCGGGGCTCGTCATGCGTTGTGACTTCTTAGTGACGAATCAGTTCTTCGCCAACGGTAATCCCGGTCAGGGATTGCAGCTCTCGTATGTGCTTGACAAGTTGTGGAACTGGAACCACTACGAACTCTCCGCAGATAAGAACTGTGCGGGGGCGATTGCAGCGTTGTGGGCTAGTGCCTTGACTGCGATAGTGACGTACAATCTGCTAAGTGACTGTTCCGACACGCCGTGGAACGGACAGCCATAAAGTAGCAAGGACGCGAATAATGAGAAAGGCCCGGAGGAACGAATCCCTCCGGGCCTTTCTCACGCCTTAACCGTCCAACACGCAGCGGCCCCGAGCCGTCCTCTGTGCCTGACCAGGGGGAGTCTCACGTACCCCTGATCGGCTACGCCACGGGTCCGATCACTATACAAAATCCCGCTCGATCTTGTCAAGCGTCCAGGAAAATCTTCACAAGTGCGAACATGGGAACACAAGAAATGTTGTGTTCGCATGTTCGCAGTTTTCACGAGTAGTTAGACCCCTCCTGCCGTCCTGTTATCATACACGTCGCTGTCAAGCGTGGGGTCTGACCTGCTAAAACACGTACAGCGGTCTCGATCTCAGGTTGAGGGTAGCGGACTGTGGCGCGCGGCCAGGTTCCCATTGACACGGCCTACCGCAGAGAGTAGTATTCATAGTCCATGACCGTCCTCATCGAATCGAGTCTCCAATGGCGGAATATAGCGCGGACCGTTTCTACGTCGACGCCACAGATGGGCGCGGCAATAGAGAAAAGGTCCAAATCACTATTCCGCCAAGCCTATACCACGAGCTAGGCAATATGATGGCTGCGCGGACCGTGCCGGATTACCGCACGATGGCTGACTTCTTCCGAGACGCGGCTATTCATCGTCTCCATTATCTCAAAGAGAACGACTTCGAGTTGACGCCAGCGCAACTGAACATGCTGGCGATCCTCCGGTCGTCTAGCGAGCTACAGGCAGAGAAGAAAGTTCTAGACGTACTGAATGAGAACGTCGAGAACTACCGCACCCTTCTCGCTGGATCGAACCAGCTAGAGAAACGTGTGCTTCGTGACCGCATCCAACGTGACTTGGACACGCTGACGATGCCGTCAAGACTCCGTAGTGCGCTAGAAGAACTTCTGTGACTTCCGATAAGACGCTTCAACTCATTAACGACGCCCGGAATCGGGCGATCAGTCGCGTCAATCCCAAGTTACAGGACTTGCCGTCCTGGGCTAGCAACTTTCGACCGCATCAGATTGTCGCGGTAAAGTCGATCATGGCTGCGTTTGAGGACAATGATGTTGTCGTATTAGACGCGCCGACTGGTACGGGTAAGACGTTAATCGCTGAGACGGTTAGGAGGTTGTTAAATGTACGGGCGTTATACGTGTGCTCGTCGAAGCACCTTCAAGATCAGTTCGCGGATGACTATGATTACGCCGCCGTGCTTAAGGGACGGACTAATTACGTCCCGGCAGGGGCCGTGGCTGATTGGGCGGGAGCCACATGCGGGGATTGCGGTGGGGATAACTGTTCCTTGTGCGAGGACGCCGCCTCGTGCCCATATACGATGGCGAAGACGCGGGCATTGGCTGAACCTCTGGCAGTAGTTAACACGGCCTATGCGCTGACAGAGTGGAATAGCCCGTATTCCGTGTTCAGTGGGCGCGGGCTAGTGATCGCAGACGAAGCCGACACACTAGAAGGGGAGATGTTACGTTATGTTGGAGTGGAAATCGGACGAGCCCGTTGTATGCGGTACGGGTTATCTGAACCTGCAAAAGTCACTGTTGCAGCTTCTTGGCGAGAGTGGATGGACAGCGCAGTTCCCCGACTCGTTACTAAGAGGCGTAACGTTCAAGGCAACAGTCTACGGGCCGTCAGGGAGAAAGCTTACCTTACGCGGCTCATTGGAAAACTCAAGGGAATCGCCCCGCAGCTAGAGGACGGGTGGGTCTACACCGGCAAGAACGGCAACATCTCGTTCAAGCCGATCCGAGTGGACGAGCTAGGGGAGAGAACGTTATGGAGGCACGGCCGGAAATGGTTGCTAATGAGTGCGACCATTATATCTGCTGGCGATTTGCTTACGAACTTAGGTTACGAGGCGAATTGGGCAGCCGTCAATGTTCCATCCGTATTCCCGAAGCAGAATCGTCCTGTCATAGTCCAACCGTCCGCCGATATGTCAAGGAAGGCGAATGAATCTACTGCGCTTGTACGAACACTACTCCCTATCCTTGGAAAGCACCGTAGCGAGCACGTGCTGTTGCATTGCGTGTCGTACCAACTTGCTGAATATCTTCATGGCGAACTGGTTGGACGCTGCGGAGAGATTGGAATGGGATGCTCCACTTATACGGGATCAGATGGAAAAGCTGACGCTCTCGCTCGATTCGGAGAGCAAGGAGGCCACCTGCTCATTGCTCCGTCTTTGGATCGCGGGGTCGATCTCCCCGACGAACAATGCCGAGTCGTAATCATCGCCAAAGTGCCGTACCCGTATCTAGGCGATCGCCAGGTTAACGCGCGGCTGCATAGTAAGGGCGGGCAGGTTTGGTATAACGTCCAGACTGTACGGAGTATCGTCCAGATGACAGGTCGAGGCGTTCGGCATGAGGACGACTGGTGCGTTAGTTACATCATTGACTCGCAGTTCAACAACTTGTGGAGCAGAGGGAGGGGTCTATTTCCGTTATGGTGGAAGGAAGCAATGGAATGGAAACGTGCGTAAAGGTAGACGTAGGAACCGACACAACGAGGAGTGGACAGTGACAGACGAAGAGGAACTTTGGGGTACGGATTCGGGGCTGGTAACGGATTACGAGGGCGTGATCGCCGATGCCTTCTTCCAACTGAACAGCGAGTCACAGTTCGGTGACCCGCAGACTCAGTTGCGGTTGAAGTTCGCCACGACTGACGACAAGGTTGTGGAGGAACGGTGGAACTGCGGGCCGGATTGGGTGAGCAACGACGGTGGAGAAACCGTTACGCATCCAGGCGGGAAGAAGAAGTTCAACCAGAATGCGCAGGCCGGCAAGTTCGTGAAGGCGGCTATGGAGGCGATGCTTCAAGAGTTGACCATCGACGACTTGAAGGCTCGTGGGGCGCCCACAACTGCGAAGACTTGGCTCGGCCTGCGATTCTTCATGGAGGCAACGACGAGCAGCGGCAAGAATCGAACGACCGGCGAGGACTGGTCGTCCACAAAGAACTACCCCACGAAGTTCATGGGGATGGGCGAAGAGACGAGTGGAGAGGTCGGGGTCGGGACTGTCGCACTGATCCCGTCTGATCCGTTGGAGCGTCTGACCGGCGATAACGTCGCCAAGGTGACGCTACTCGCAAAGACGTTGCCTTTTGGCGAATGGTTGGATAAAGTAATGGAAGTCGAAGGAGTGTTGGGGAACGACGAGTTGGTCGCCCTACTCCCCGACGAGTCCGGTCTATACACGACACTGAGGGAGAAGTAAATGACGGCTACAGAGACGAAGGAGAAGGGCAAGCGGTCCGTCCAGTACGGCATCATGGACGTTCAGGACTCGCTCCCGGCGAAGCCTGCCGGTCAGACTCGCCCGAGCCCGCTGATGGTCACAGTCCAGGACGTTATCGACAACCCGACGTATGTCGGCAAGGCGGTCTGCATCGCGGTCTACGACTCAAAGACGGCTTGTGGGGCCGCGGCGAATGTTCTTCGTCAGCGTTTCGGTCGCTCTGCGAAGGTGAAGGGCGTTGAGTTCGCGACCCGGAAGCACACGGTCACGGACCCGGAAACGGGCGAAGTCGTGGACAAGCACGGCCTGTGGGTGATTAACCGTCCCGATCAGATCGTTCCTGGCGAACTGGAAAAGCACGAAGCCGCTGAGGCCGCGCGACTGACAAAGCTTGCCGACAAGGCAGCCGCGAAGAAGGCTGCGGACGCAAACGGAGGCTCTGTGGCTACCGCACCGGCCAGTGGGAGTAAGGCCCAAAAGGCTGCCGCGAAGGGCTGAGATCGAAACAGGGAGGGAGTGAGGACCAGGTAACCGATACTGGACCGCTCCCTCCCTGTTTCTCATTTTGGGAGGCGTGATGGGAGAGTGGATCGCCGCCGTTTATGAGGGTGAACCAACCGTGACCGCGCATTGCCGGTCATGTAAATGGTCAACTCTGACGGAGCCTTACGACAATGCCGCTTCACACACGATGTGGAGCGGCCATAAAACGTTTGTGGCAAAGATTCAGGCGACATACTTTGAGCCTGAGAAGATGACGGTGAAGGAGAAGCCGTGAGGGTGTATCGCGCGTCAGGGTTAGGCGGGTGCATGAAGGCGCAGATCGCTCAACATCTAGAGTATCGCGCCGTTGACACGTCTAAACAGATGGAGAACTTCGCTAACGAGGGGGAACTTCACGAGGATGACGTCGTCCGAAAACTAAAGACTGTGACGCATCGTCAGGAGTCCGTATCGTTCGGAATATCGAACGCGTTCGATATCGTCGGCCATATCGACGGCATCTACTACGACGATATCCGTGACGAACAGTTCCTTCTAGAAGTCAAGTCCATGAGTAAAGACGTCTGGCGGGAGTTCACGGATAAGGGTTGGGACACGCCCGGCCATATTCAGCGGTACAAGTGGCAGATTAGCGTCTACATGCTAGCGACCAAACTGCCGTGTTACTTCGTTGCTAAGAACCGGAACGATGGACGACTACACACTGAGATCATCCGGGAACCGTTCTATACACAGTCCGAGATCATCTTACGTGTCGTAATAATGGAGCGGGCGGTCAGGAAGGGTGAGCTTCCTAACGAGTGTGACGTCAACAACTTCCCCTGCCCGTACTTCTACTTGGAGGAAGTGGACCCCGTTGATCTAGCGGAGGACGAGATTCTTGACGCACTTGCTGAGATGTACGAAGAGGCCCGACTGGACGTCAAGATCGCGGAAGGTCGCCAGAAGGAAGCACGCAAGGCTCTGGACGCGGGTATGGGCGACCGGGAGAAGGTAGAGACGGAGAAGGCTAAAGTTACGTACTATCAACGTAAAGGAAAGAAGTTCGACCTGGCTAAAGCGAAGGAAGAGTTAGGCGAGGAAGTTGTCGAAGGTCTAATGACGCCGACGCAATATAAAGGGCTTCGCGTCACGATAAAGGAGGATCGTGAGTCAGGACGGGGAACGGAAGTGGGAGCCAGTGAAGCCGATGAACCTGGGGGAGACGACAGCGGAGGTGCAACTGATTAATGACGCGTACCATATGCAGCGGCGACTCGCTGACCATATCGAACACGTCAAGGAACATCTAGAGAAGGGCGACTATCCGAACGTCGTCTATCATCTCGTTATTATCCAACTCGCGAGTCTCGCTGTCGCTGAGGAAATGGTGCGGCTATTGGTCAGTAACGCGGAAATGGCTGAGCTTGTCGCTACTTCCGCTGGTGGGCTTGGTGGGATGGTTGCCGTCACGATCCGGGACTTGCAGACGATGAAGGTGGAGGAAGCGTATGAATCTGATTGAGTGGGTCATTGAGGAAAATAAGTACGTGCGGGCTAAGGTGGAAGTGACAGGTCGTAGGCCCGCAGATTACCTGTCAATGGACCCAAGTAGCGCGGAAGACAATAACTTCTGGCGGGATATCTGCATGTACGTACGTCGAGCTACCATTTTGGGCCTGGATACCGCCGCTGGGCGTCAGGCGATTGGGAAGGGCTACATGGTGTATAGCGCGTACTTGGAAGCGGTAACAAATATGTACGGCCCGATGCCTGTCGGGGGTATGCCGTCCGGAGTGGTTATCGAAGATGCTGCGATCTGACGGCCCGCGTGAACGCGTCCTTCTTATGGGCGGGTGGGGCGTTGGTAAGAGTTATGCTGCCGTCGCCCTCGCTAAGTACCTCAGGCAGACCGGATCGGACGCTATCGTCTACGTCATTGACACGACCTATGAGGCCGAACGGAACTTCATCGACTGTGGCGATAACGTCGTCATTCATCAGGTGGAGGAATGGGACGACTACTTGAAGGTCGTGAAGGAAATTCGTGAAGTGTCAAGGTCGCAGGACTGGCTTGTTGTTGACCGGCTTGACGAAGTGTGGGAGAAGGCGCAAGCTGGCTACAGCGAGAAGGTGTTTGGCAAGGAGATAGACGAGTGGTTCATCGAGTATAAACGGGACCACGGCGAAGGCCATGCGTTCAGTGGAGAATACGGCACTAACTGGGGCATCATTAAGCGGATGCACGCGGCCTTCACGACTGAGGTGTTGAGGTTCAAGGGGAATGTTCTCGTTACCACAACTGCGGAACCTGTTGTCGAGCCAAATAGGGACGGCAAGGGCGGCGATGACAAGGACGTCCGCGCCGAGTTCGGGAAGTTCGGTGTCCGTCCCGGTGGGGAGAAGAGGAACGGCTTTAAGTTCCATACGATCCTACTGTTAGCTGAGGCGCGGCAGGGATCGTGGATTTACACAACGATCCGAGATCGTAGCCGCGAACAACAGAAGGGGAAGAAGATGACTGACTTCGTCGTGAGCTATCTCGTAGGAGTCGCCGGATGGAAACTGTAGAGTTGAGACTAACCGCCCATCAGTTCAACTTCGTCATTGACGTGCTACAGGACTTAGCGAGAGAAGCCGTCCGTGGCGATCCGACAAAGGTGGGCTATCGGGCGAATGTTCAGCGGGAAGCGAACGACCTCGTCGACGTGATGCTACAGCAAAGGATGGGATTGTGACTCATCAGATCGTCCGAATGTCTAGCGGGGACGTCTCGTCCATCGAGTGTGAGTGTGGATGGAGCGCCGCCGCGTCGAACCCGATTCCGCTTTTCGAGGAATGGCATGACCATCGTTGTGACACCGTAGGGGAAGACGAGGAAGCTAATGCCGGTTAGCAGAGTAACGATCCATCATCGTGGAGGCGGCGCGCCCGCTAACGGTCCGTGGGGAGGTAGTGAGCCGTACAGTATCCTGATCGGGATAACGGAGAACACCGTCCAGCAACCGCCAGAGACGTCCTGGGCGACCGCGGGTTATAACCACGTCAGTTACGACGTTTGTCTGTCCGGGAACCGTAATATCCAGCCAATATCGGACGGAGACTTAAAGCTACTCCATGACGCTTATACGTTAGGCGTTGAGCGTGGCTGGATCGTTCCGAACCCGATAGTCTACCCGCATGGAACGATCAATAAACCACCGCCGCCGTATCCGACAGGTAGCTCGCCCACAGAATGCCCTGGGACGCTAACTATCGCACGTTGGCCTCAGGTTGTTAACGCGTTCTCAGGTTCAACTCAACCCGTACCAGGAGATGACGATATGCCCGCAGACAAGGACTTCGTCGACGCCTTCTCGAATAGCGAAGGGTCGTGGAAGCTACAGTACGATGGTGGCGTGGAGACGGTCCGTGGACCGTTCTACGGCTCCTACTTCACCTTGGACCCCTCCGTCCGCAATGATCCGACACGGCGTTTCCTGACCATCTGTGCTGCGTTGAACGGGCTACGCGGATATAGTCTCGTGAGTGTAAAGGCAGGCGAGGTCTACTCGTTCAATACACCACGATGACGTGCATGTATCGTCCACGGAACCTAAGATACTACGTGAGCTAGGTACGGCCTCAACGCTGCCCGAGAAATACGGCGCAGACTTCCTTATGGTTACACGCATCGGGTTAGTAGGCGTCCAACGAAAGGAAGTGAGTGATCTAATCGCGAGTCTCCAAGACGGTAGGTTGAGTAAAGAACTAGGACAGATGCGGTCGCTGGCGCTAGGCGTCGTCATTATCGAGGGGGTACCGCAATGGTCGCGGGATGGCTACTTGTTGAGTGCGAGATCGTTTCGGAAGAGTCAATGGGATGGCGTCTGTTTCTCTATCCAGGCGGAAGGACTATGGTTGGTCCGCACGTCGGGAGTCTCAGAGACGGCGTCATCTCTAGCGAGTCTAGAGAGTTGGTTATCCAAAGAGAGGCACGGGATACGGACGCGCCCAAAGGCAAACGGCGCGTGGGGAACGGCCGATAATCGTGAGTGGGGGATTCACTTGTTACAGTCATTCCCAGGCATTGGCGCGGATACAGCGGCCAATATCTACGACTATTTTGAGGGCGTCCCGTTGATCTGGCTGGTTAATGCGCTACAGTTACAGGAAGTGAAGGGCGTGGGTAGGGGCCGCGCCGAGAAGATGTTTGAATCGTTACGGAGAACTAGTGGGAATACAGAGACTTAGCGTGAAGAACGTCCGGAAGATGGCGAGACTGACGGGCCTGGACTTGCAGATGGTGTGGGCGGGTAGTGCCGCTCACGGCCCCTGGCGTTATGCGCGGGACTACGACGACAACCACTACGACATTAACGTGAAGACGGGCGAGTGGAAACCCGATCCGGACCAATGGCATACGTCGTCCTGCCCCGGTCACGAGAACTACAATCCGGAGGAATGGGAACGTGCCGAACCTATCGCTGATTAGGTGGGCGGGCGGCAAGGGGCGTCAACTTGACGACCTCTTGCCGTTCATCCCTAACACAAAGATATACGTGGAACCGTTCGGCGGAGGTGGGACGGTCCTCCTGAATAAGTCGCCGAGTCCCATTGAGGTCTACAATGATCTGGATAGATCGCTCGTCAACCTGTTCTTAGTGTTGAGGGACGAGGACAAGTTCGACCGTTTCGCTGGGATGCTCCATTGGACGCTGTATTCGCGTGAGACATTCTTGGGCTCCCTCGACTGTGAGAGCGAGCCCGACGACGTACTTGCAGCCGTAAAGTTCTACACGATGCTCAATCAGTCAATCAGCGGGAAGCGTCTCGCGGGCAAGTCGGATTGGGCCAGAGCGAAAGTAGACAATCTTGCGGATAGGTGGGTTCTACGCCAAGAAAAACTCGGATGGATTCGTGATCGTCTTGCCAGGGTTCAGATCGAAAACCGAGACGCTCTTGACATACTTAAAGCATGGGACTCCCCCGGAACGGTCTTTTATTGCGACCCACCGTACGTACTTGAAACCAGGCGTAAAATCAAGTATTACGCAGTCGAGCCAGGTGACGATTACCACGTTCAGTTGGTCGAGTCGCTCGCGCACGTCAAAGGTGCCGTCATCCTCAGCGGATACCTTCACCCGATCTACAACAGATTAGCGGACTTCGGATGGTCAGCGGATAGCTACAGTCAGACCGCGAATATGACGATCCATAAAGTCGGCGCGGAGCGAGATGAACGCCGTGAAGTAGTGTGGCGTAACAAGCAGGCGATGGCGTTCGGCATCAAAGTGCCGTTGCCGCTTGATTTTGGTCCCGCCGGCGTGGTAGCTCCTTCTACAGTGACCGTGGAGCCGCCGCTGGAAGGTCCGTGGGGTGATCGGCCCATCGAGCTAGACGAGGCCGGAGAATGGGAATCAGAGGTGTTCTAGGCGATGTTCACGCTGAGCGGCGTGACTTCCACCTACGGAAAGCAAAGGCACAGTCGCGCGTACAGAAGCGACACCTGAACCCTTGTGTACGCTCTTTCTGCACCCGCGCTGCAAAATCCTCGCCGCACCAGTCGCATTCCCGCATGATGAACGTACCGTTACGATATGGGATGGACTGCGCGTAGTTGGCGGGCTCGCGATTCGGTGTCGCCTTGATCCGGTCCACGTGAGCGTAGTAGTCCGGAAACTCGCGGCGTAGCTGTTCCGTAACTATAGCGAGGGCCGCTCGGACGTCCTCTGGCTCCACGCTATTTCCGCTTAAGTAGCCTGTACGTGAGATAGACCGCGAGAGCACTCCCGTCGAAGATCGCGACTATTGCCGCAAGACGGAGCCAGTGTCCCATTACGCCTCTATTGCATGTTCCGAGTCGTAGGCGCCGAGTATGTCGTCCGGGTTGCATTTCAGGACTTCGCAGAGCCGGATCACGTGATGGGCCGGGATCGCCCGTTTCCCTAACGCGTACTCTGAGAGCCGCGATGGTGCCATGCCGCAGGCTACGGCTACAAAGTAGTTCGGCCGGTTCTGCGGCTCCATGAGGATCGCGCGTAGCTTCGTCGTTGTCGTAGGTTCCCACGGTGTTCTCCGACTGTCGCCCATCTCTACAGCACCTTCCGTTTCCGCTGCTTCGGCTTCTTCTCCACCGCTTTCGGGGCGATACCTGGGAACAGCTTATCGTAGTTGTCGATGTAGTTCGCTACCTCATGCGCAGGGTAGAGGTAGCCTTCAAACGGTACCGTCTCGAACGTCCGGATGCCAGCCGTGTTACCAGTCGCGAGGGCATTCGCTACAGCCGATTGTGCGTCCCGGAACTGGCCGGCGGCCGCTTTAGCGCGAACGTCATAAATGTTGATAGGAGCGATCGCGAACGGCATGTTGAGTTCCTGCCAGAACGCCCGCTGATACGCCTCAGGGTTCGACTGTTTCAGCTTCCGCATTGTATCCGTAAAGAGTAGGTAATGGTCGAGTAGTTCGACCTGCGGAATGAACGACGACGCAAAGTCGAAGATGTTCAACTTCGGCCTCGTCGCAACTGTCGTCCCGGTGTACGCGTCGTATGTGAAGTTTTGGTGGAGGGACGGCGTGCCCGTGGACGGGTTTATGCCCATCGCTTTGAGAGCCGTCTGGTATTCAGGCGCCATTCCCATGAGGAAGCCCGTCATCGAGAACACGCTTGACATTGAGCGGAACGGATTCAGGTTGCTGATATCCACGGACTTCTTGTTACCGAACGGATCTACGCCGCCAAACAGGAGCAGTTTCGAGAGCCGTCCAGGGTCACCCGTCTGGTTCGTGTCCTCCATGTTAGAGGCCAGGTTCGCGAGGATTGCGGCGCGTAGAGGGTGATCGGCCGGATACGTGAGGACGTACTGTAGGATATGCTTCGTGAACGTCCAGAAGGGAAAGACTTGCCGTACCACTGTCCGCTCAAACGGTGTCAGGTTATCCACGTTAATGAGCGTCTTGTTGACGAAGGCAATGGCATCTTCGTTCGTGGCCCCATGCCGCATCTGGTGAAGGTAGACGCCCGCACGGTAGAAGTCCGTGGTCAGGTTCTCTAGGTCGTTGATATTCTGCTCGACGTTGACGAGTCCCTGCCGCGCCTTCGACTGGCGCCACAGTTCGCCGAACTTCATCCCAGAACGAAGCTCCATGATGTTATCGACGCGTTCCTCGTACATACCCTTTTGTACGGCATCCGCGCCCTCCTGCCACATAGGGGCGGGAACATCTAGGCGAAGCTGCTGAATCTCGTCCGCGATCTTGCCATCCTTCGCCAGTTTGAATACGGTAGGCGCGTGCGACAGCATCTCTATGAGCGCACCAGGCTCCCGCAGCGTCGTCATTACAAGGCCGCCGAGCCCGACGTGTACCATATGCCGCGGTCCAGTTAGAACACTAACTTTGAAGATACGGTGCGCAGGGTCTAGGACCGCTTTAAACGGCATCCTATTCCCCTCCATAAGCTGCGTTAAGCCTTTGGAAACCGCTCGTGGCATGATGTACGTCTCGCCAGCCTTACCCTTCCACGAATCTACCCACTTATACGGATCGAACGGCACGTACTCTTCCGTCAGATGGGACATTGCGTGGACGCCGTACCGCTTCTCCATATCCGCTTGGACGTCCGCCATATTGTGGATCAGACCCGACTTGTTCATCAGGTAGTCCACGAATTGCCGCGTGGCTTCCGTTTGTAGGTAATCGACCGCATGAGCGGATAGTACGGCCCTAACGTCCAGCACCATCGGCGAGAAGTCAAAGATACGAGCGCGCGCAGATTTTGGCTCTAGAATCTTCGTAGGGAACGGTCTAATCTCGCCGAACGTCATCTTATCGTAATGCTTGTATTCAAGCTCGTGCATCCAGATCGGGTCGAAACCCGCCTTAGACATTTGCACCCAATCGTTGAACGCGTTCTTCTCTACTCGTCCTAGTACCTTAGACCCGACTACCGCTTCTAAGTCTTCGCGCGTCTGCGCGCTGGACAGGTGAGTCGTGAGGTCTTGGTACGCCTGGTGCAGTTCCGCAAGACCTTCCGCGAGGCCGGCGCCCTGCGTCTGGTTTTTGAGTTCCCGCGCCGACTTGAAGAAGTCGTCTGTCGCGTTTCGGATCAGGGCACCGCGCGCCTGCTCGTGGACTAGCGGATAGAAACGGTCAGGGGCGTCTCGCGTCAAGGCCGTATAGTGAGCTTTCTCCGCCTTTGCCGAGATGGACTTCCGCGCCTCTAGATCAGTCATCGCCGACGTATACGCCTCTTTGGCCTTCGCGAGTCGATCCACGGCCCCGGCCGCAACCTTAGACTTAGTGCCGAGTGCGTACGCCTGATCGTAAAGGTAGTTACGGTAGGCTTCCTGTGCGGCTGCTCCCGGACCTTCCCGTCGTAGCTGCGTTCCGAGACGTGCTAACGCCACCTTGATATCCTGCGGCTTACCAGCCGCGAATGCCCGTTCAACCTTGTCGTAGTATTTCGCGTGTGGTCCCGTTATCCCCTGACGAATGAAATCCTGGGCAGCATTGTAAAGCGCACCCGCGGAGGAAACGGTCGAGGGCCGTTTCGCTGCGTCCGCCGCAGATTCCCCATACTTGGCGTACGTTGTCGTTTTCCCGGAGGCTTCTCGTTGGGCTCGTTCGACGGCATCTTTAGCCTTTGTTAGCTTATCCGTGAAGATTTGGACTGCTTTTGCGGCCTGCTGCGCCTTCTCGTAGGTCCGGTAGACGCGGCTAGACCGGGCGTAGATTTCAGTCTTTCCCGTGATAGGATTCTCGATCGGCACGTTCAGTGAGGGACGATCGTGCGATCCGGGCAGAACAGCCTTTCGCGGTACCGTTGACTTCTCTTGCCACTTATCCGAGTATTTACGGATCGCCTGTAGCTGCGCGCCCTCGCCGGGCTGATAGACACGATTCGGCACCGCGTCTTTGGCGATATAGCCGGTAGTGGCGTCGTAAGAGATATCGCCGGGCGTGACCCGAACTTCGTGTACCATATCCTTTAGATACGGGACTATCTCGTCGCCGAACTGACTTTTCGCGTACGCCATAGCCTCACCGGGCGACCAGAAGATTTGCTGGTTAGTCGCGATCGGGTTCGCCGTGACGATACCTGACGCGCCATTGAAGTTAGGGTCTGATCCGAGCGAATAGGCTGTGACGTCACGTCCGGGAGGTACGTTTTGAAGAAGGGATTGGACGTCTCCGTCTGCGGCCGCGATCTGGTTAGGCGACGGGGCAGGGACCGCCTCTAGCTCGTATCGAGCGTTATATGCCTGGGCGTCGATAACGAGCCGCTGAGACTCTTCCGCGGATAGCGCCTTCCCAATGAGCCCCGCGTCCTTTAGCTCCGTGATACCTTCCTTGGCGAACCTCCGAGCATAGACTCGCGCAAGTTGGTTATAGGCCGTCCATACGGGCCGGAACTTCTTCGCGTACTGTGAGAGAGGGCCGTTCGAGTTCTCTAGGAACGACTGGAAACGATCCTCTAGTCCTGTCTTCCGCGCTATCGCCTGGATCGGGTGACCTTCCTTCATTGCCGCCATAGCCGTCCCGGCCTCTGCCTCGTCCGCGCCGATCGTTAGGAGCTTCGACCCGGCGGATACGATAGGCAGGACTGAGAGGAAGTCGTTCAGCGGGTGCTCGGAGATGCCTTTCCAGCCGCCTGAGATAGCGAACGCGCCTGGTACTAGCGCCCCAACGATAGGAGCTGCCTCGACCTGCTGTGCCGCATCCGTGATCTTCATACTCCCAAGATCGCCTAACGCTGCGCCAAGGTGAGGTGCAATCTCTGCCCACTTATGCGGATTGATTATGTCCGCAGCTTCGTGGACAAGTCCCGGCATGAACGATCGAACGTCCGTTGTGAGGTCTTTCCCAACGTTCGCGGCCATCGACATTGGATTCCAGTCGAAGCTACCGCCTGTCGCTTTCGGTGTCGTCACCTGGCCCGTATAGGCCGAGTGAACCATTGAGATGATTTCTTCCTCAGGCAACGGACTACCACCGTCAATGAGGCGTTTCAGGTCCGTCCGCGCTAGCTCCGTCGCCGGCTTGGAATCCATGCCCGCGCCCGTCAACATCGAGATACGACGCTGCCATTTGAGCGCTTCGGATTGGAGTTCCGGAACGGTCGGCATCTACTGACCAGGGACGGTCGTACCGGGGGCGGCCTGGGGCATGAGGCCCGCCAGGAGGCTGTTCGCCGAGGTGGAGGCATTCGTACCCAGGATGCCGCTCGACTGCCCTCCTAGGGCCGCTGAGGTGGGGTCGATGAGGCCGTAGGCGTAGAGGTTCTGAGCCGCCGACCCGAGGGCAAGCTGCCGGTTCCCGATCGTTGTCGCTGCACCTACCGCGTTGTTGACCATGTTGTAGTACGGGGTGTTCAACGCCGCCTGGTTCGTCACGTTACCCAGGAGTTTATAGAGCGGAGCCTGCTCTGACGCGTTCGCTGCCATGAGCTTCGTGATAGGCGAGTTCTGCTGCCCGGTCGCCGAAGCAATGTTATTGATCGCGCCCTGCCATTGGGACATATCGCCCTGAATCATGTTCGCCATCTGGCGTTGGATCGGCATGACGTAATCTTGCGTGTATTCTTGTAGCTCCTGTTTCGAGTAGGCGGGATAGACCTTATTTGGGTCTACGGTGGGCGCTGCCGCGGGCTTATTCTTATCTGCCGCCGCTTTCGCTGCCGCGTCTGCTGCCTGTAGACCCGCGATCGTATTGTCACCGGCGGATGCAGGTTGCTTCGCCTGCCACTCCTTCATTAGCTGGTCGGACAACGCCCCGTAGCCAGGGTCCGCCCACTTCTTCTGTTCGCCGAACCCTTCCGCGAACGGATTCAGTTGCTGGTGTTGTACGTCACTAGGAGAAGACTGACCCCATTGCCACGTGATGTTCTTGTTCTTTTCCAGCAGACCGCCGAGCGCCGTCTGTTCGTCCTTACTCATCCCCGCACGGTCCATGACCATCGACTGTAGCTCAGGATGCGCCGCGAAATCTCTCCACGAGACTGTGTACCAGCCGCCCTTTGTTTGCGGATCAGGGACGCGGATACCCTCGTATGAGATAACTCTATGCTCTGCTACCATCGCCTATCCCGTCGGAGTTGTAGGGTAGTTCTGTGTCGCGGTTGAACCTCCACCGCCGCCTCCAAGGCCGTAGACGCCTTGTGGCGGCGGAGCGATCGAACCGGACACTAGCGCACCCATAGAAACGTCTGTGCTGGCGATCGCCGCGGCGAGGTCGGCTTCGGTCATCTGCGACTGGTAACCCATCTGCTGTAGCGTGTTAGAGAGTCGTGTCTTAATCTCCTGCGCCGAAATGCCGTACCGCTGAGCGAGAATGTCCAGGTTCTTGTTCTGATCGCGCAGATTCGTCATCTGCTCCTGGAACTGAATGTTCTCAGAGCGCTGCGTCAGGCCAAGGGACCGTTCTTGCCGCGAGATGCCAGAGAGCGCGGACGCTTCCTGTTGCCGCTCTAGCGTCGTCTGATCGCGGTTACCCTTAGAGAAAGTAGACCCGGACGCTGCCGCATTCGCGGACTGATCCCGGAACATCTGCGCATACTGACGCTTCGTATCCGTCTCGGACTGGTGCATCCCCTGTAGCGTTAGGGCGTTCTGTTGCAGTTGGATATTGTGAAGCTGCGGATATTCCTTGCCGAGACGAGCTAGCTGGCCGCGCTGGATACCCAACGACTGCTGCGAGAGGCCAAGAAGCTGATTCTGGAACCCCGCTTCCTCCTGCGCGAACTGGCTATTCAGTCCCGCCATCGCTTGGTTAAGAACGGACTGCTGCTGTAGGTCTGACTTGTTGATCGCGTCCTGAGTTATCTGCGGCGCATTCTGTTTGAGGTTCTCTGCCGCATTACCTTGGAGCGTTCCGCCAGCAGCCTGAGATGCGATTAGTAGATCCGCGTCCGGGATACCTGTACGCCACGAGTTAGGGTCGTTCGGGTTCTTCTCCCAGGGCCGTAGACCCTGCGACTTATCGAGCGCCGCCGCAGCCCGAATATCGTTCAGAGGGTTGCCGTATAGGTCGTTATACGCATTCCCGCCGAGTTGAGCTTGAACCGCCTGGCCGTGGATATTCTGCTGTTGGCTTGGTCCGCTCCCCTGTGAGCCGCCCGGACCGTATCCCCACCCTAGGTTCTCTTGGAACAGTCCCGTCGAGAAGTAGTCGCCGGTAGACCCACGATTCCCAGATTCTGCCGTCGACGAGTAGCTCGACTCTCGACCCGCGATCGCTGTCAACGCCTCGGCGTCGTGAGGGGAGACGCCCTGAGCGATCAGTTGATTGTAAATCCACTGCGGGTTGACCGCGCCCGCCGATCCCATCCCAACAGGCGGCTTCGCGGGGGCTTTCGGCTTAGGTGGAGTTGGCGCGAGTCCAGGAGGCATGATCTACTCGTCCGAGAAGGCGTACAGCCATTGCGGGACCGAGCCCGTCTGAGTCTGCACGTAGCGGCCATTGTCGTGAGCTTGACGCGTCACGTCGATCATGTATTGGAGGTCGTTGTCGTATAGCGACTGGAACACCTGCCATTGCTGATCTCGCATTTTCAGGAGAGCCCGTGCACACGCATACTTGACGAGTAAGTCTTCCCACCCTTGCGGGACGTTTAGCAGCTTAGCGGCGTCTGTGCCGTCTGTGAGTAGATCCGCGGGCATGGCGTAGTAGAAGATATTGAACGATCCCGGCGAGGCTGGCACGGGGTAGAACTGAATCGTCATCGAACCCGGTGCGCCCCAACACGCATAGTTCGATGGGAACGAGTTCTGTACGAGTTGGTTAATCCCCCAAATCTGATCCAGCTCGTCGTACGTGGACGCGCCGATCGGATAGACGAGAGTGGAATTCTCGGGGACGAATTCGCAACGGTGTACCCGGATCACGTCTAACGGCAGGTTATACTTCGCCTGCCCGGCGATGGCGTCTAATGTCGAGTTAAACGATTGGAGCACTTCCGCGCGCCTAGCAATATCACGGACGCCGTCGTTGATATATTGGAGTAGTTCCGGGTCCGACCAGTATCGCGAGTCTACGTTCGTCTCGTCGAGTTGAGCCCGCGTGTCGGCCAAGGAAGAGGCGAAGGTCTTCGTGCTCACAAGACGATCCTAACGTAGATTGTCAACCTCGCAACACTTTCATCAAGGCGATTACACCGAGTTCGATCGCGACTATGAGGTAGAACGTGGAAGTGGTCATAGCGATCCTTAGACGTTAATCATGTTGTTCGGGATCGGCGCACACCAACGAACGTCGAGTTGTTCGACCGTAAAACCGTTATTACCTGCCGCAGAAATCTGACCGAGAAGTTGGATCAGATCATTAGCGTGAAACTCTAAGCCGCGTGTCCCAAATACATACCGTGTGGGGAGCACGGCAGGAGCTACACGGTTCGCGAAGTAGTAACGGATAGCGAAGCCGGACGCGTTTAGGAGCGTAGCAAAGACGGGGGCGCCGAATCCACTGTCAGACGTTGGGGCGCCTTGGAGGGTACCCGCCCATTCAAAGAGTTGGGCAGAAGTATTCGCGAGGATAGAGCCCACAATATCGTAGATGCCGTCCCAGGGGATTCGGATGGACGTTGACGCGGTAGGCCCGACCATGTTGTATCGGTCGTAGATAGGGGACGAAGTAGGCTGCCAGATAAATGTCACGTTTGCGCCGGGGGCGCCAAGAGGATGCGCGAGTTGCGCTGAGAAGGTCGTGACGGCCGGCGTGTCTAGGAGCGGCTGCCGCTGCCCCTTCATCCAGTTCGGGTCCGTCTTCTGTTTCAGATCACGGTATGGGATTGTGCCAGTACGTGATGGACGGTTATGCTGGATCGGCATTAGTTCACCTGCGCCTGATGGCCGATCGAGCCAGCCTCGTGATAACCAACGACGATCTCGTCAACAACTGGAAGGTTCCCGTTATTATTGAAGATGAAAAGGGCCGGTTGGATATGACGGGCTCGCACGCCACACGTCGCACGGAACTTCCAAGTGCCATCGTTATTAGACGGGCTCGGAGTGAAGTTGCCAACGAATGCCATCTGACCGTCGATCGTCGCAAGATAGATCGCGATTGTAACGTCAGCAGTATCCGCCGGTATGGCGCCTAGAGAGATTTCAACTGACGTGATATCGACCGTCTCGTAACTGACGGCTATAGGCTGCGAGAGCCATTCCATTATCGAAAGGTGACCCGTTGCCTGCGTGGGACGGTACTGGTAGATTTCGATACGGCCCGAGTTGCCGATCGCGCTCGTAACACCGTAGAGAACGGCCTGGCTTGTTGGCGATGCCTTAAAGAAGGTGAGCGGAACCGTCTGATACGGGACTTCTAACGCCCACCAGTTCTGGTGAATGGAGTCGAAAACGGCACCGCCAGAGAAGATCACAAGGTTATTGTACGCTTGAACGGAGCAGGTGATACCGGAGCCGCCATTAGTAGCAACATTCTGCGTCAAAGGCTTGATCGCGCCTTGGACGTTACCTGCACCGCCGCCCCCAGGGAAGCCAAGTCGCTCAGCCGTAGACCCACCATTCCACGCGTACGGCCCATCATCCGTGAAATAGACGAGGCCAGATTGTGACCATGCCATTTCGGATACGTGAGTACCCGTTCCTTGGACTGCCGGAAGCCGCGTGATCTGTGGGGCGTAGATATCGCCCTCAATGAGCAGGGCGCCACCGTACTGTTTGACGATGATTAGCTCACCGTACGTGAGGCTGCCCCAAGCTCCGAACGTGTTCGGATTCTGCGGGTCTACAATCGTATCTGTCGTCGTAGGTGTTAACGAGACACTGTTCGGCGGGTCTGTATTCCGGACACGCTCGTTAGTAAAGACGCCGGCGACGTTGGCGGGGAGGCCAAACGCATGTTGCTGCTCGCAGAATCGGAGGACTCGGCCGTTGTGGGCAACGATCTGACCTCCTAGTAACAGCGCCGCATTGTTGACAGCACCCGTTTCCTCGAATGCCGTGTCAGTGTTTACGGCGTTGGGGTCAGGCCAGACGTCGTAAAACATGATCGAGCCGTCTGTGTGGGGTTCGCCCGACGTCCACTCCCAAAACAGTTCGGGGCCGCCAGGAGTAGCGAAGGCAGCGCGCTTACCACGTGACAGAAAGTGGGTGATGCCTCGCGACGGGCCAGCTACAGCGAGAGTACCGATCAGAGACTTGACGAGGATACCATTACGAAAGATACGTAGACAGTCCCGAGGCGTGTTGTTCAGGGTATGGACCCATACCCAAGTCTCGTCCGTCTGAGGATTACCTGCTGTCTGCACCGCGGGTACAACGTCAAACCCTGCAACGTCAATGAACGTGTCGCCGGCGGGGAGCGCGTTTATCGTGATCGGGTTATCCCAACGGAGGATCGGTAACGGAACAAGTTTCCCTTGATCGTTCGCGTAGCAACCGCGCGTATAGAAGTCTGTGACTGTAGGGGGTTGTGGCGGTGCTAACGGGACTTGTGTATGGTACGCGGCTTCACCAGGACGTTTCGCGCTAATGATACTCGGCATTGGGCCGCCACCCGTATTAACACGGTAGTCAGCGGTGATGCCTGGCGAGAAGTCATTGATACGCAGATATTGCGTATTCTCGTTATCGCGCGGCATTAGCTAACAACGCCTGGATGAAGTTACGTTCCTCAGTGAGAACATTCCGCTCGGCCTCAGCCTTCGCTAGCTCGATCGTATGCTTCGCCGCGGCGTAGGAGGCGGTGCGATCTTTGATAGACGTAGAAAGGTCTGGCGCTAAGGCCAGCCACGTCTCGCTCTTGATCGTCAGTTCCTCAGAACGGAGGAAGCCGATCTGGTCGAACGCGTTCATTAGCTCTAGCGTTACGATCGCGAGCTTCGCGTTCAATTGACCCTTCGTCATATCCAGATAGACAGCCGGATCGCGCACGTGACCTCATCATTCCTGGAAGCCCCAAATGGACGCGATGACATTCGTGTTACCAGCGCCGAAGGACGGTACGGATAGCTGAATGGCTACGGCTAGTGCTGATGCAGGGAGGGGCCGCGGGAAGTTGATAATGAGCGGCACGATCGAAGTGGTCACTCCCGCGGGTACAGCGATGATGAAGGAGAGAGCGGACGGGAGTCCCGTTAGTGTAGCCGTCACCACGGCGGCTCCCGTCGCGCCTACCCCCGTCACGCAGATACCCGCGACGTACGTCATCTTGCCGGTTACTCCCGCAAGAGTCGCCTGAGCAAGAGACGCGGCACCAGAGCCCGATGCCTCAGTGTCGTAGGTTGAATACAGTACGCCCGGCACGTTTACTCCGTGGTCAGGTCGATAGGTTCTGCGCCGGCCCAGGGCGAGGTCGTGTGCTCGTCGGGCGTCGACTCGTCAACGGGAATGTTGGCTGAGTCATCGACGGGCAAGGCGTCGTCGTCCAGTCCTGAGATTTCCAATAGCTGCGCAACCTGCCGCTCCAATGTCCGAATCTTCTCCTGCTGCGCGGCCGCATCATTCACTGTCGTCGACGCTGCCGTGGCGTGAGAGCCTGTCGGGTCGTCGTAGGCCGTGAAGATACGCTCGTCATCCATCGTGGAGAACTCGATCTTGGGAATGTCTTCCCAAACGCGGAGTCCCGGACCCGACCCAATGTTCCACATACGTTGGACACGGCCCACTTCTACCTGCCGTGCCGCTACACCCGTGGTAACACCGTTCGGCATACGGATGACTTGGTACTGATCGAGAATGGAACGCGGATCACCGAAATGATTCATCATCCACGGGAAGGTAACAACCTTCATCTCGAACGGCTTGAACTTCGTCCCGACGACGTCAACCTCGTGCTCCGAGTTGTTACGCGCCTTAACTAGATCGTTCGGCGTGAGTTCCATGATTACGCCGGACGGAGGAATGCGCGGATGGTGCTGTTGGCGTCCTTCGCTGCCGCGGCTTCCAGAGCCACGCCGAAGATCGTGCCAATATCACCAGCGGCAGGAGCGGCGTTACCCACCGCCTGCTTCAATACCGCAGCCGTTTGCAGGAAAGAGTTCGCCGCAGCAACGCCAGCGCCCACGTTCACACGCGCGCACCCGGCAAAGCAAACCGGGACTGTAGCACCTGCCGCGAACAACTGAGACGACGTCGAAGCATCGCTCGTAGCCGAGACAGCACCCGCGACGAGTGGAGACTTAGCACCAGCCGTCGTTGTGACTGCACCCGTGATCGAGTTCTGCGCACCGGCCACTACCGCTGGCATCTGACCCGCGGAGTTGTCGATGATAACAACGTCTCCGTGTTGAAGGACGGCACCGCTGTTATTGAAGCAGGCAAGAACCTTCTGCTCCGCGGCACCCGTGTTCGTCAGTCCGAAAACGCCGAGTGGCGCTTCAAGCAACTTGTCTGTCATTACGACTCCTACGTGAGTGTTACGAGCTTAAGCTGACGGACGTTGTTCGCAGAGCAAAGGTTCCCGGCCCACAGGATCAGCGAGGTCATCGCGTCCTGGTTGACGGGCTCCCGGAAGTCCTTCATCGTGAAGTCGGCCCGCGGGTTCACGTACAGGTACAGGTAGTCCTCGTTCAAGAAGAACATATGTCCCTGGCCGCCAACGCCGTTACCGGGAATGTGCGGGTCCACCGCGACCGGAACGTTGTTGAACAGCAGGTTCGTGAACCCGGCCTGACCGAGAAGTTCGTCAACCGCGGACGGCTGAACCGGGAACGCCTGGTTCGCTTGAAGCAGCGCCCAATATGCGTTGTACCGAAGCTGGTCCGTGACGATAATGGTGGGGTGGCGCGCACCCATCGTCGCGTTACCAAAGGCCGTTTGCATCACGGCGAGGGTGAGCGCGCCACCGACGGCGGTAACTTGGCCGTTCCACCACGTATTGGATGCTCGGGCAAGACCACCGTATGTCGCGGCCGTTGTACCCGTGGAAGCAGCCCCGGTCCAGGCGTGCGTACCATCGTCTACAGCCGCGTCAATGCCGTCGATCTGCTTCAAGTTCGTCTGTGACGACCAGACTCCCTTGCCGAGAATATCGGCGAGTTCTGTCTGCGCGTTCTCAAAGTAGAACGACAGGAAGTTAACGATCGCTTCCGGCGAGTCCGCCCGGATCAGCGTCAACCCGTCAACTGTCACCGGAACGTATGCCTGCTTCCAGTCGAAAGCAGCGTTCTTCACAGTGTCGTTCGGCGCCACGTCCAGGAGGTCGAAGCCCTGGTACGCACCACCGTTCACGAACTGAGTGAACACCAGCGGGATTTCGATTTGTAGCCCGCCTTGCAGAACCTTCTTCGCCCGCGCATTCAAGCGGAAGAACAAGAGGTTGGACTGATAGATGTTGTCCACGAGCGTCGGCATAATGTACCGACGGCTAATGGAGTTAATCTCGTTTGTGCCGAACGGCGTTGCCATTTACCTACTCCGTTTCAGTGGACTGGCCCATCATTCCCGCCACTTCCGCAATCATCGCGGCTCGACGGTCCTGAGCATTGACGATAGGAACGCCCTTGGGAACGCTCCCGGAACTCCCCGAGATGCCCGCCAACTTCTGCTTCCGGCGAGTTGACTTAGCTCGGTCTGCTACCGCGGTCTCGATTTCTCGTTCGCGGAATGTGGGATCGAAGTAGTAAGCGATCTCAAATGCTCTCGCGAACGCCTGACCGCGATCACGAGGGGCAGTCGCGCCAGTCAACGGGTCGATACCTTGGAGCAATCCAGGGACCACGTTCAACCGTCCTGCAACTGCTGCGACTCTATCCATCTCGTCAGGAGTGAGGTGATGGGTGGTCGCGAACTCTTCCTTCTTGACGTTCAAGATATGGGTAACTTCCTCCGCCTCACGATTGAACGTGACGTCGGACAGTTCCCGGATTCGTTGTTCTGCCGCAGCTAGAGATTCCCGCTGTTGCTGTGCTGCGTCGTACAACGCCTTGATCGTCGGGTCTTCCAGATCGGACTCGTCGATCTCTGGCAACGCGGGCGCCCCACCCGCGGGAGCGTGAGTGGAAGGCGCTCCCGCGGGTGGGTTATGGATGCGCTCTTCCAGTAGCTTGTAAAGCTCCGGGTCGCCTGAAAGAATCGCCTCGAATTGTTTGTACGACTTAGCCTGACCACGCGTTAGAGTGACGCCTGGCTCTACCTCAATGACGTCGTCGTCAGTCTGAGGTGCGGCCTCGGGAGCAACGGGAGGTTCAGACTCATCTTCACCATCGTCATCGCCGCCATCTTCCTCTTCATCTTCTTCCTCTACTTCGGGTTCGCCCTCTACCTCTTCTTCGCCAGTTTCCTCTTCGTCCTGCGCCAAGGGACCAAACTTGTCCTCTACGTACGCAAGAAGATCGGCCTCTAGTTCGACGCCGTCGTCTGCCATCGTCATCCCTGTCCTCCTTGCGCTCCGAGGACGCGCCTTAGTTCATCTGGATTTGGTCCGCCACTAGGACCGGGCGGTCCACCTGGACCTCCCATACCGGCTGCTCCGCCCGCTTGCAAACCTACCGGGCCTCCGCCTCCGCCGGGTGCGATCGAGTTACCTCCGCCTGGCCCACCTGGGGGTCCGCCCGGTCCACCGCCGCCGCCTATTGCGTGTTGCGTGGACTCCTTGATTTTCCCAACGATAGCGTGTTGGATTTGCGTGAGGAATCCCACGTCAGCGTCCTGTGCCGCCATCAACGATCCGAGTTCGCCAAGGATCATCTGTAGACCCTCGTGCATTGAAGGCGGGACCGCGGTGTTGGGCTTGGGAGGCATTTACCGTGACGACCGTCTTGACATTCGGAAGCCGCGCCCAGGGTTCATCCGCTTCATGCGCCCACCAGCTTTTGACGTCTGAGAAATGGCGCGCGAAATGTCCTGTGTTCCTGACGGCTTCTGCGAACCAAAGTATCCGCCAAAGCCTGCCATGATTACGGCTTCACTTCCTTAGCCGCCTCAGCCTGCGGGCCGATCGCGTCGATGCCGATTTCATTACCGTTCGCACGGGACGTAGTATGTCCCATGCGCATGAACTGGTTCGTGCCCTTCTTGAAGTTACCTTGTGCGGGCATCTACTTTCTCCGTCCTCTGAGATTCTTTCCGACCGACACGCGCTTGCCGGAACGAGCGTGGTGCATCCTCATGGTCAACCCCTCCGCGCAGAACGCTTGTGCTTTCGCGTGTGATGCTGCGGGTGGCCGTGGGCAAACCCGACTTTCTTAGCGTTGACTGCCACTAGTACCGCCGTCCCTTCCGCGACTTCTTACGGGGATTCCCCGCTCTTGCCGCTAGCGCTGGCATTGAGTCCTCCTAGTTACGCATTGTTCGCGGGGGAGTCGCCTCCCCCGCTGGAACTCACTTGCCCCGCTTGTGATGCCGACCACGCCGACGTGCCATCCAGATCACCACCTTTCAAGGTAGGTCCGTAGTATGGCTCTTACAGATAGTCCATGTTGTTCGCGACGGCAGGGTTGTCGTAGTCGTGATCCTGTCCGCCGTACTCGCCGCCGAAATCGGCTTCGTCGCATTCAAGAACGTTCCGCCGGTCGATGCTATTCATCTCTTCGCCGGTTTCCGTGTTCGGGTTCCAACCGAGACGACCTGCACTCCCTTGACGGAGGATCGCCCCGTCAGGGCCGTTCAGCGGCTTGCCATCGGGAGGTTTCGGATATCCCATACGTTGATCCTTACGTGAGTGGCAACGAGATGCCAGTGGAATTTATTAGCTCCGTTGTGACCGTTGGCGCGTCCCTCCCGGAACGCCTCCCATGATTCCTTTCTGCATCTTCTCGTACTTGCGGTCAAGCAGTTCCTTAATATGTGGGTACTGATGCGCTTCTAGGACCGCTTGGTCGTCGATCACCTGCATAGCGAACAGCTTATCCGCCTCATTGATACGCGACTGCCGTGACGTTGGCGCCGACGCTCCCGCACGAACCTGAATGATGTATTCGAGAGGCGTGTCGCCAGACTTAGACGGAAGAAGGAAGTGGTTCTTGAACAGAACCATCGCGGTCTTCTCGCCGTCAGGGCCAATAATCGCCATGACACGCTTCTGATCGTAGTTGTCGATGATGAGGTCCGCGAGTTTCCGAGCACAACGTTCGATTGTCGCTTCTAGATTCGACAGTGAACCTCGGATACGTACGAACGCAGCCTCTTGAACCGAGTTAACTACCTGTGCTGCGGACCGTTGGTTCGGCTGATGGCCTTTTGTGACGCCACTTAGACCGCTCGTATTCTCGATACGGTTGATCCAGAACTGTACGAGGTCCATAACGAGAGGCGGCATGTTCGGCGGAGTCAGCCAATCCGGCTTGTTCTGCATCGCCTGGACACCATTGATCGTTAGGCGTTGCCCAGGACGATTAATGATCGGGACTCTAGACGTGCCAGAGTTCGCGGACTCAACGAAGATCGGGTTACCGATCAGTTCCGTGTTCTGTTGCAACATCGAGAGTAGGCGATTGATATAGATTTGCGGGTACGCCAAATGATCGACGAGTGCTAGACCGTAGAAATCTCCGACGTCATCAGCGACATACCGCTCATAAGGATGCTGCGCGTGACTCCACAAATCCTCAGCGAACTCGTCCATGAGGATTTCGCCCTTAGCCATGATGACAACACGCCATCTCGACGTAACGTGCTTCTGTGAATCGGGGCGCTGTTTCTTCGGGAGGTCTTCGTAGTCGTCGTACCAGATTTCATTCTCGCGGAGCCAGAACTCGTAGACGACAATCCCCTTATCAAAGTCCGAACCTTTAGAACGCGTGGGTCGTCCATAGCGTCCGATCACAGATGCACCGGGCGAAGAGAACGTTCCGCTACCTGGAATCTGTCCTGCATTAGCGAACGGCGTACGGTTAGAGTCAGATTGGAGTTGCGGCTTCTCGTCGATCTGTAGATCGGTGCCGCCGCCTGCCTCTAGCGGAAGGCGTGACTCCGGGTAGCGACGTTCGATCTCGTCGAGACTCATCCGCTTAGCTTCGACGCAATACATCATATCGTCAAGAGACGTTGCTTGCGGGTCTACATAGAACGACCAGGGATCGACTCGGAGCGGCTTAGCGTTCCCCATGCCGCCGGCGAGTTCCTGATCCCATACGTTCTTGAAGATGCCGACGCCGTAAACCATCGAGTCCCACACGACGAGTTTCTCTTGCGCCTCGTAGTTCTCAACGATCCAGTTCGTGTAGAGGATCGCGGACAGATCATTCGCGAGGTTCGACTGGTAATCAAAGTACGGTGAGTGCGGGTCCGCAGACGGCAGACAGTCAATCGAAATGTTGTTGTCAAGCATCCACGAGACGATCGACGAACAAGTCGGGTAGATTTCCGAGGACCGCGGTGACGGTTGCCATGCGGCGATCCCCTGCGTGTTCATCCGGTTATTAACAAGCCGCCAGTTCCGATTCCACCCGTCGTGGCGCGCGCGACGTGAGTCTCGCGCCCGAACGAATAGCTGACGTAGACGGTTAATCAGTTCCATATCCTGGTCGGAATACATTACGTTAGTCGTTGCCATTACGCCGCCTATCGCACTTCGGACAGATGTAAACGGGGACAGGAAGAGAGAGGTGGAAGATGCCGAGCCATATGCGATCGCGCCCGCACATATAGCACTTCACTTACGAGTATTCCTTTTGGCGTGGCGCTTAGCCTTTCGCTTATGGTACGGCAATCCTTTGCCTGTGCCGTACTTATCAGACCAGCGTTGGGCGATATCAGGGTGCTCCGCCCACATGAAACGACGTTGGGCTTCCGATTCAAACGGCATTAGAGAAAAAGGAACGTCCAGTGGAAACCAATACCGGCCGTTGGTATCGTGAATCCAAAGGTGGGCACCGCACCTGAACCGCTAGGCAAAACAGGAAACATGCACGGTCCAGCCACAGTCACTCCTGTATCCGTCGTCGGCCCTTTCAACTGATACGTACCCAAGTAGTTCGGATCGGGGATAATGAGACAGTACGCAAAGCCTGTCGCCGGCCCGAAGATGTTAAAGAACCCGCCAACAGGAAAGTTCGTCTGTATGGTGGCGCCTAATGGATTCGCGATACTGATAGCTTCAAGAATCCCTTCTAGTGAGAAGTCGTTCTCCCCAACGTTCGGGGCTGCGCGCGCTTGCAGATTTAGAGCCATACGAGTGTAAACACCTGATCCGTTCCTGCGGCTAGGCCGATACCGAAACCCGGAGTCGTGTTACCTGGGAACCCAAATATCGCGGGTTGTGACGCAAGCATTGGAATACCTATGTCGCCGCCAATACCTTTCAACTGCCATTGCTGCGTGTTGGCTGGCGGAGGTATGACGAAACACATCGTCCCGATCTGAGAGGCAGACGGAGACACCAGAGTCGTGTTATTCTGGACAACGACTTGCCGCTGGATTTGTCCTAGCGGACTAGCAATCCCCCACTGCGTGTTAACTTTCATCGACGGACCGAGTGTCGTCAAAAAGTCAGCGTACGACTGTAACTGAACGATCATTGAAGTCGCTCCAACTCTGCATCTGAGTGAGACGCTGCCTCGGCCATCTTCCGCCCCTCGTCTGGATAGATCGGCTGGAAGTTCCGCTCAATCCCATCCTTGTCCGTCATCTTACGGGCATTCAGCGCGAGCTTCTGCTCGAAGTCGCGGGAGCCCTTACAGACCTCGCCGATCGTGTGATTGAAGTACGCATCGGGAGAAGGTGGGGCGACTTGTGGCATTGAGACGATCCGGACAAGCGCGCCTTGGCATCCAGGCATTCCGCAAGCTGCAAGTGACTCACCGATACGCCGGAACTCTTGCGTCTCATACGTTCTCAGACAGAGCGCGCAACGGTACTCAAACCACACTAGCTAACCTCCAACTCGTTGAGCCAGTCCTGGTTGACGAGATCGCGGAGTATATGCGAGTCGTCTTGATCTTCTAGGAACGGTCCATCGGCTCGGGAGGCTGTTACCGCGATAGCTAGAGCCGTCACTGAGTCGTCGTGGACGTCCGGGTCGGCGTTACCCCATTCTCCATTGGGGCGAACGACGTAATCACGTAGCTGATCGTAGGTGATCTGGTCGTGTATCTTCAACGAGCAGTCTACGATAAGCCGCGTCAGTACGCCGATCATCCAGGACTTACGCTGCCAGTTTGTGGACCAGCCGAAGGCGTTAAATCCCTTAGCTACACGGTCAGGAGAACGGTGCATCCAGATAGACGGGTAGCCGCGATTAATGATAGTAGCAATAGTCGCCTGACCGCCGCCTTCCACCTCCGGACATAGCGTGGCGTAGTTGTAGAACTTGCCTATGCGGATCATCTCGTCGGCGAACGTCATAGGGTCACAACGCCCGTGCCATACCGCGACCTGTTCAAACGTCTTACGGTTGATTACTTGTATGCAGGCGGGGTCGCCTTCCACAACGAGGGAGGGGTCGCCACTAACAAAATAACGATCCTGTCGCGTATCACCGGATCGTGGCGCCTTAAAGATGACAAGGTTCCCCGAGGGCTCGTTGATAAACTTGACGTTGCCGTTCTGCAAGTCATGGAGGACGCCACGGAATCCCTTCTCTTTCATCATGCACTCACGGAGACGCGAGTAAGGGAAGATAGGACGGCCAGTCGTGATGAACGCTTCCTCTGCGGTGCTCGGATACTCCTGCATGAAGTAGTCGAGGTCGCCAGACGCCCGGTTAATGATCGCCCATCGCCGCCACGCGAGGTTCTCGTAGGATGCGCCTATCTTCAAGAGCGCTCGCTCTTCGGCGTCTAACTCTGAGCGGACTGTCAACGTGGTAGGCATCGCATACTCAGGATGCCGGTACCACGGAAAGAACACAGGGATATATTCAGATTCGCCGTGCTCGGCCGCTTGCCACGTTTTATGGAACCAGTTACCTACGCCGTTAGCCGTCGATTCCAGAATAACGATAGTTCCATGCTTATTCGGAATAGTCTGGTTGAGCCCCACCATAAGCGCCTCGGGGTCGCTGTAGAACGCACACTCAGATGCGTGAACAGCATGGAGCGTAGACCCGCGTCCGGATGCCACGTTCTTTGCAGTCGCGACTTTGAGGTGACTTCTAGTTTCAATCCACGATAGTTCACGGCGCGTTGCATATTTGAGAGTGTAGTACGGCTTTAGGGGCCACGTCTCCCAATACATTTTTGTCTTCTCAAACAGCCCAGCGGACGCTTCGTTCTCGTGCGCAATAACAAGACCGTTTGTTCCGGGATGGATGAAGGCCCAGTTAAAGAGAATGCCTTCCGTGGCCGTCGAAATGCCAAGCTGACGCGCTTTGAGGACAACAATACGGACGGGCTTACCCGCATTATATTGAGTTTCGATGGCGTCACAGAACTCCCGCTGCGCCCACGCGAAATCCCCGTCGATGGGGAAGCGTTCGGTTGTAAGCCCCTTAGTCTGAATCGTCAGTTCGCGGAGCAATGGCCGCAACTGGAGCGGCATCTACAACCTCGCCGAGTTCTCTCATGGAATGGAACAAGCGCTCAACGGCTATCTTAGCCTCTTGCTCCGTACTTGTGAAGTCCTTACCTAGAGAACGTGTCGCGCCTGACAGTACCGAACGGATTATGGCGAGTTTCTGATCCGCGAGGCCAAACTGCAACATCACCTTCGCTTCTTTTAGCCCCTCGATTACAAGATCGCGGACCATTTCGGAAAGAACTTGGTCGATCGCGACTGTTTCTGTAACCGTTTCGCGGACAATAATGTCGATTTTCTGTTCAGCCATCCCCGTTTTCCAAGTCTAGGTTCCGCCAACGCTCGATATGCACTAGCAATGGGGAACGCATCGCATACCCCAACGGGACTATTTGCTCGCGATACTTCGCTGGAATCACGAGAACGACCTCAACATCGCCATGATTATTGAATCTGACACCCGACGCCTTCAACATCGCGGGGAATGTCGTCTCAGTGAAGTGTACGTCCTCAGCTAGCGCCGGGAAGTCGAACTTGTTCCGCTTTTCCGCCGGATTTCTTACATTTCGTCTTGTGCTGGCGAGGTCGGGGTCCACCCACCCCTCAACGGCATCCCGTTCTGTTGAATCCACTCGTCCATCTCCACGTCAGGCATATACGGACCGGCTGATCTTGGCATTTCCGTTGGCATTTCCTGCTGCTCGACCTGAATTTGCGGCTGCTC